GAGGAGCACAGACCTGTCTTGGCGCCAAAGAATCACAAGGACCATCAACATCGGCAAAAGAAGGATCAGTGATAAATGTCAATTGAGTTGTTTGACCAACCATCTTGAAATAAGCTCTCTCTTGTTCCTTGGTAATAGTCAATTGATTCCAGATATGCATCCAATCGCCATATTGACGATCAATGCGTTGACCACCAATCTCAACTTCAACCTGGGCGATCATTTGTTCACCAGGGAAATCTAACCATCTGGCATAAACAGATTGAGCACCCATTGCAAGAGATGTTGTATTTCCCATGTATTGATTAATTTCTGGAACAGTAATTTGAAGGTAAGTGCGATATGCTAAATCTCCATTACGACTAATTGTGCATGTAACACGACGCCCGAAATCCGCTTGTCCATTAAATGTTTGTTCAATTGATTCAATAGCAAAATTAGTATATCGTCTGTATGTCACTTTCCAAAAAGTAATTTGAGGATTGCCTGTAAGGTAAACATCTTGTGCGCCATATGCGACTAATTGCATTAAACCACCGCCCATAGTTTATATTATTGCTAAAGAAAAAAATTTCGAGTTTTAATTCAAAATTAATAATTACCTACACAATTCAATTTTTACACATTTTACAAAAAATTATTTAGAAAGCATATAGTCAAGATAATAAATTACTGGAATTAAAATTCTTTTTAATAAATGTTGACAAATATTCGTCCTTAAATATTTCTTTTTTGCCATGATGGGGTTTTGTAAATATATAAGAATCATCTTCTTTCTTAAGAACCCATCCATCATTAATTGCGTTAAAAATGAATAACATTTTTTGAAATTGAATATGTTCGATTTTTATGTTCTGGTCTTGTTCTAAATGAATATTTAACTCCATAATTTAAATATAGTATTTTATATTTTCACTTATACTTATTATTATATTACTTAATTAAGAATTAAATAATAAATATAAAAAATATATATGCCGTCTTTTAAACCGAAACCAATTAAACAATTAAAAGTAAACAGAAATGTTCTCTTTTCATTAGATACGAAACATAATGATTTTATCAACGAATTTGATCTAGATGAAAACGATAAGTTGCCTAAGTTACATTTGGAACTTTCAAAATTAAGTAAATCTGTAGAATCAAATAAAACCCTAAATATTGAACAAATTATGGATATGAAAGATAAAATCAGAGAAATAAAAAAACATATTTACACACTGGAAAACAGAAGATTAAACTATTATTTAGATAATTCTAAATATATATTCGACTACTTTGAGAATAAAAAAAGTATTTCTCAAGGCGAAACTCCTAATAAAAATAATATGCTTCATGCATTCTTTAAAATCAAAAAAAATGACACAGTTGAACCCAACAAAATAGAGAAGAAAAATCACAACATTTTTTCTAAATATTTGAGTAATATCGATAATTCATTTATCAATACGGATGACTATCTCAAACAAAGCGATATATGTTCTTATTGTCATTAAGGAGAATATATACCTATGGATGATGAAGGCGTATTAATGTGTAATGTATGTTTTAGTAATAAAAAATTTCTTATTGAAAATGATAAACCGTCCTATAAAGAACCTCCTAAAGAAATATGTTTTTATGCTTATAAAAAAATTAACCATTTTAAAGAAATATTGGCACAATTCCAAGGTAAAGAAACAACATTGATTCCTAATAACGTTATCGAAAGTTTAATGGGCCAAATAAAAAAAGAGAGAATAAAGGTCAATATACTCACATATAATGATACCAAATTGTTGCTGAAAAAACTGGGATACAATAAGTATTATGAACACATTAATTTTATTAAAGATAAACTAGGTATTCCACCACCCATTATTTCTCAAGAATTAGAAGATACATTATGTAATTTTTTTATGGAAATTCAATATCCATATGCTAGACATTGTCCTGATTATAGAGTGAATTTTCTTCATTATTATTATGTTCTGTATAAACTCTTCGAGTTGCTTGGCGAAACATCTTATTTAAAAGAAATACCTATGTTGAAAGATAGAGAGAAATTGATTGAACAAGATACTATTTGGCGCAAAATTTGCGAAGAATTGAATTGGGAGTTTATTTCGACTATTTAAAATTCCACTTTGAAAAAGTAGACGCCTACGGCATTATTTGGTTCAACCTTTCGCAAAGGTGGATTTTCCAAAGATTGATTCATTGCGATAGTTTAAAAAAACATCAGGTGTCGTATTTATAGTCGGAATATATTTTCCTCTATCTAAATCGAAGAATAAAATGAGTAGATACGTTGCATCTAAGTAAAAATTTGTTGGTTCACTCGAACCTTGTCCCGAATAATAGTGTCCTGACCAGCAGTGTTTCTGTCCGGTTATCGTAATAAAATTAACTACTTTATTATTTCTATTATTATATGTATGTAATGAATAATTCGGTTCATCAATAAAATACGCTTTTTTGAATTGAAAAATTGTCTTCATTTTTTCAACATAATTATTAATATTCGGTGTATATGTATTACTTGTTACATTTGATTGAACAGGTGGTCCGTTTATAGACGGATCAATCGTTTTCCATAATGTATTATTACGACGCGTTATCGCACTAGAGTTTATATAATTATTTCCATAATAAGGCATAACTGTATCTGCTGTTCCATGTATTATAAATAGAGAGACATTTTGAGGAGGTAATATTATATTGTAAGGAATAATTACACCATCTTTACCTTTGAAGCAATTTGATGAACTATATTTCCCAATATTTTCTCTGCTATTTATTCCAAAATGGGCGTCGGAACAAATACCAATTGCCTTTATATACGTTTTATAAATCGATAGATTCGAGTATAAAATAGCAAATCCAGCTCCATCAGATTTCCCAGTTAAAAATATTTGTGGCACATTTATACAATGCTTTTCAAGAACAGTATCTACGAATAATACATCATTTTGATAATCATCCGCGTATAACCAAGGGAATGCATTTTGAAATGAATATGTATTCGCAGATTGTTGACCTAAGAAAATGATGACAGGAGTTTTAATTTGGTCAAATTGTGTATATGAAATAAAGGTATTTATAGATTCTCCTCCTCCTGGAAAACATAGTAGTACTTTATTTATGCTTATTTTATTATGTGTTCTCATATTTAGAGTTGTATATTCTCTCTTTGACCCATTTATATGAATACTATGATTTATGTTGTCTGATAAATTGGGATTGTTATTTATACCTGAATGAATACATGTTGTTTCATTAATTACAGAAGGAAATTATACCAATAAAGATCTACCTGACATATAATATATAATTTATAACAAAACTTTACATGTTTATTATTTTTACTAAAATCACATCAATAATATCATATTTTTATTTATGTGATATTATTGATTAATAATTTACATTCTTATAACCCTCCTGGGAACCCCACCATATTTGCGCCTATACCGAATCCCGCACCTGTGCGAGTTGATACCCCTATACTTGGAACATAACAGTCTAATATACTAAAGGTCGCAGCAGCAGTTAATGCTATCAAAGATATTTCTTCTATATTTAATGATCGTTGTGGTATTGCGTATGCAGCAATGGCAACCATTAAACCTTCTACTAAATACTTTATGATTCTCTTGATTATTTCGGAAATATCAAACATTATATTATTTTAGTAGAAAATAATATTAATATTTATAAATACTTAAATATATAGAATACAAAAGAGTATATGAGTACAATCAATAAATCATCAACAAATAGTTCTAAAATTGTCGATTTATTAGAGGAAGATAAACCAATTGCTGGACAGAAATTTGTATGTGTATCTTTTGTATCTCCTGATAAGATCCTTAAAGATAAGCAACTATTTTACTTTCAAGAGTTTTTGAAATCATGGGATTTTAATAAAAGCATGGAAAAATCAATATTATTCCTAAACTTTCTTTCTTTTAAATATAAATTAAATTTCGATGATATTACAAATGATTTCAATGAATTTGTAAAAGAAGAGAGAGAGAAACTTATTCAAACTGCGATTGAAGATGATTTTAAAACATTTTTAGACCAGAATGAAGAAAAAATGGATAATAAATTTAAT